TTTTAACTCCAGCTCGTTAGGATTGATACAGTGATTTCTGACGTTAATAAATCTCCACTAGCTGCATTGGTTATAGCTGGAGCGGAGACACTTGATATGTTGTAAACCAGCGTAGATGCCGCTAGTTTAGTTACTACTGCCACAATAAAATTCTCTATACCTAATAGGTTGCCTTGATTGTCAAATGCAGGTGTGGTTACTAAAATCTTAAAATTAGCCAGGGGTGCTATACCTGTTTGGCTATTGTTGTTTGGCTCAATGTAAGGATCGGATGGGGTGACCACGACACTGTTTGCGAGCAGAGTTGCTGGCGGAAAACTAAACGTAGACCATACGCCATTGTTTGTTAAAGCTGTTGCTAGTGTGTTACGTAGGGTAGAGATCGCTGCCATTAGCCCACCAGTGATGCTGGACTTGAATACGGCTGGATGAGACCACGTACTCGGTTAATCAGCTGATAACCCATCCGATAAGGGCTGGCACTGATCCCATCCATACCGACCCCACCAGTCTGGCTCACTTGACGTGCTTGCCAGATATCAACGGCAATAATCATAGCCGCTTCCCGAATGGCAGGGATCGCACTGTAATCTGCTTCTTTTGTATCTTGCCCAGATGCTTTACCACTTGGAATAATGCGATGGAATGGATCGTCTGCGTGTGTCTTTGCAAACTGAATAAATGAATATCCGTTAGGGAATGAATAGTTAGTAAAAAATGACCAGAATGCAGTGCTGATGCTGACTGGAATTGTTATGCCAGGTATTGTGCCAGTAATTGTGTGCTGACCACCATAAATAGAGCCGCAGCCTTCTATGGCTACGCTTTGGCCTTTAACAAATATACCTGGGTTTGCTAACACTAATGTGGCTACATTGTTTTGTAATCCAGCAGCTACTACTGGTGCGTCGTTATACCATAAATACTGATTTAATAAATCCTCTGCCGATTGGCAAACTTCTTCCACAACAGCGTCAGAATAGAGAGAGCCAATTCCAAGATTAGCTCTTAATTCAGTTTTGGTAACAAAAACTGCTGGCACTCTCTACTCCTTTGCTAATAGCTCTCTGGGGCTAGGGCTACTAAACCCCAGAGATTACTGATTGATTAACGGGTCTTATCAGGTCTTCTTGAACTTGTAGATTCCGTTAGGCATTTTGGCCAATGTTGCCATATAGCCATAGATTGCTACCTGTACTTGTAGGTTTGATACTACGTTAACAGACATAAAGTTTTGCGCAGAGCGATATACAGTAAACGCTTCTGGTGCAAGAATAATTGCTGAGTCATCATCAAATGTAGATGCTGTGAAGTTCTTGTCTACGTATAGATCAAGTCCTAATACATTTCCACGGATTGAGCCAACGCTAACCTGTCCAGCTGCGTTCATCGGTTGCAAAGCAGTAAATACAGGTCTCTTGGTTGTGTCTTGAGCAGAAATTAATGCTCCCCATTGTGCTGGGTTAGCGATGTAATTCTGTGCAAAGTAACCAGTGTTCTTGTAAATGTTTTCGGCTGATTCAGATGCGAAATCGATAATACCATCTAGGTCAGCAGTTGTATTTGTTGCGTTTGCAGATGCTTGGATCAAAGCTGCTAATACAGTCTGATCTAGGCGCTTCAAATATGCATACTCAAGTTGCTTTGTTAGTTCTGCATAGAAGTTAGGGTCTGAACGCTCTAACAATTCAACAGATAGTGTGTTCATACCTGAGTACTTAGATACTGTTGCAGTTAGGTACTGTGTTTCCATACCTGTATTTTGTACTGCTCCAGCTTCTGCCTCGACAGTAACTTCTGGTGCTACACCATTTCCGCCACCTGCTGAAGTAACCAAAGATGGTACTGAGATAGTCATACCTGAAGTTGGTAATGTGCCTTGTGAACAAGCATCGATTGCTGGTGTGCCAAAGCGTGTGTTAGTTACAAACTCGCTTAGGTACTGTGTTGGGTTGAATGCTGGGTTAGTTGCAAATGAATCATCTGCAGCTGTTACGTATAGTTTTGAATCTTCGTTACCTAATGCAGCCTTGATCTTATGCTCTGTATAAGCAGCCATAGATGTGATAGGTGTGCGGATAGATGTCTGAATTAGTGGTGCTGTAATTACTGGGCGAGCAGCTTCTACTGTAGGAGTAGCAGCCTCTGCCTTTGCTTCTTGTGGCGCTGTTGCTAAATCTTCCACAGGAGCCTCGCTTTCTTTTGGTTGATTAGTGTCCTCTGCTTCGCTTTCGCTAGCAGCAACTTTAGTTACTTGCGCAGCGCTAAACGCTGGGCTTTCAACAAGGCTTACCTCTTTAAGGGTTGCACTTGTTACATATAAATAATCTTTTTTCTGGATTGACTTGTTCACGTCTACTCCAACAGATAAGCCATCGATTAACTGCTCACCTGCAAGTATTAGGGCATCTTGGCCTTGCATTGATGCGCTAATTTTGAATGATGCGTATATGCCATCTTCTGCTTGGTTAAATTTTTGCATCCTGCCGATAGGGCGCTCTGGGCTGTGCTGCATAAGCATCTTGACCTTGCCTGGATCACCGATCTCGATAGAGCCTTTAGCAAAAACCACTTTACCTACTGAGGTATTGCCTACTTCTTCAAATGGCACGATCTTGCCAGCAATAACTCTGCGCTCATTGTCGGCGCTCTCTATATGACTACTGAATGTAAGTATCATCTTCTACTTCTTTCCCGTTAGGTGTCATTTGTTCCATTTCTTTGGCATCTTCAACATCAATTAAACCTAAGTTAATCATTTTCTCTAGTGCTTCTAAGCGTTTAATTGTGTCAGCTCTTAAAAACGATTCTTCTATAGCAAATTTAACTACGTGACCACGTGGGGTAATATCATCCATAGATAGTCGGTCTTCAATAGCGCAAATAAATGGCTGTAATGAATAAGCAACAAACTCTTTGCGACCATCAATAATGTTTTGATAGGTCATACTGTTATTCATATCTGCTGAAATGTAATAAGCAGGTACGTTCATCGCTCTAGCGATTTGTGTTGCTAGGTATTGTTGGGCTTCGTTATACATCATATCTTTAGGGCTGAAGCCTGTAGTTTCGTAAGACAAAGTAGAAGTTAAATATGCTGTAGATCTATTTAGTCGGCTTTGCTTCCATTGTGCTAATAATCCTGATACTTGCTGCTCTGGTAAATCTGCTCCAGTGTTTTTAATGTAACCAGATGGCATTGGGGTTTGAGCTGATACAGCTGCAGCCTTTTCAATATCTAATGCGCTTTGTATTGTGCGTGATGCAGTTTGCAATACTCCTTGTGTTAAGCCCTGGAATGTAACTAAAGATCCAATACCAGACATAGGTGCATCAACGCCATCAACATAATAAGCGCTAACTTCTGTGCCAAATTTATTTGTAGTAAATGTAACTCGGTTATTAGCGATCCACTCAAATCGTGATGGTCTTAAATCGTCTGCATATAATTCTGTAACACGCCAATATGCAACACCATAAAACAACAAACTATCGACAGTCCAAGAAATGGTGACGGATCTAGGTTGCCGATAGTCTGGTTGGTCGATCCAGAGAGGGTTCCCCAACACCTCACCATTAGACTTTTTGTAAAGTTTTAATGGCAGGTATGAAACTACACCAGCTATAAGATTTCTGCAACGGCTAACTGCTGGTACTTGCATCGCAAAGTTGCGATCTAATCCACCAGGGAAATTACCGACACCAGTTGTAAATGAACCATAGCCATAAGCTGTGTCCATAATGGCAGGGGCGTATTGCGCTTGGACAGATTCCGTTTTTTTGTTTATACCCAAAGCAGACAATAGACCCATATAGGTACTTTATACCATAAATCGGACTATTGGTGCAAGTTAGACAAAGATTTGCGCAGTTTGTTGAGGTTTAGTTAATTGACTTACAACCATCGCTAGTGATATGGCGGCTGTAACATCGCCTGCCGATTTTCTACGTATTATGCGCCAGCCAGCATCGTTAGTCTTAGCGGCACAGTTATTCAAGTGCTGTACTAGCTCTGCTTGCCCAGAATGGACTACTCGATTATTAGCCAGGCCATCTGCCAGGTCTGAGCACGCCTGATAAAACGCTTGCCCTGATACATCGACCATCCGCCAGCCACTTTGTTCAAGTCTTGTAGCAATAGTTTGCGTGGCGTACTTGTCATAACAGATCGTGTGTGGATGGTACTTACGTGCCCACTCATTTATGTCACTAGCCATTTTAATTTCATCTATCGCTATATCGCTATGCCACAGCTGTGCTAGGCCAACTGCTATCTTGCCATCTTTGACCTGACCCATAACTAAAGCACCTGATCGCCTTGTAGGTGCAATATCAAATGCCATAATTGTCTGTGGCCCGACAGGTATCTCTAGGCTGCTATCGCTGCACTGCTCGATTGATCCATATACCCAGGGGCTGACAGTGCTATCTACCCACATACAAAGCATCTCGGTCTTAGTAGCTTCTATGCTGTTAGTGCTTACCGATTCTTCTAGTGTTTGTTCAGTTATTAAATGCCCTAATGCTGGATTAGCCATAGCCCAGGCTTTACGATCTGTAATCTTAGAATGCTGTGGTGCGCTGTACTCATAAAATCCTAAATTCTCAGGTGGGTATGATAGACAACGCTCTCTTAGATCATTTAACACAGTGCTAAACCCATCACCTGCGTTACTTGTCATTAGAGTCATCGCATTAGGGCGAGCACGTGTGACTGGCAGTGCGGCTGTAAACGATTCTTGTGTCCACTCTCTTAACTCATCGATATACAGAAAATCTGCAGTCTTTCCACGTGGCGCATCTCTAGTAGCTGCTGCAATTTCATACCTAGCGCCATTAAGTAGGGTTATAGATTCTTGACCATTAGCAAGACGTATCTGTCTTACTTGA